ACCTAAATATACATTTGCGTTAGTTGGGAACTTTTCCCAACTGCTATAAATGCGCCTATAAATCAGTAGAGTAAACAGGCTTCATTGTTCGCGGTTAGTTTTTGGGTAGCTTGGGTCTGGCAGGACGGGAGCTTTTCTTTTTCTTAACACCTTTTGTGGCTAACCGCGCCGCTCAGCTTTCCAAATATTCGAACCTTTATCGAGCGGCTTGGTGCCTCGGTCGCGCTCCGCACTCCCTTATCCCTGCGGGGCTTTTTGGTGCGGATTTTTCAGTATGCTACTCAAGGTGCTTATGTCCTGCATAGCAGGGAGGATTGAGGCGTACACAATACTACTTATTAATGTGTAAGACCGTAATTCATAAATGACGTGGTAGGTTTGAACTCGTATACTGTGACTTACTGAAGCGACTTTCTTAGAGCCATCAACTTTTTGGAATTGATATGATGAAGACAGAAAAGAAAAAACCCCAGAGCATAAATGCGCTAGGGTTTGTGTATCTCAAACCAACCTAATAAGGAGGTCAGTATGATAGAGCTGTTAACTGCATTCGTTCAGTTGCTCACAGCAATTATCAACGCGTTCTTCTTATAACGCGTTCTCAAAAGCTCAGCCTCCTACCGCTGAGCTTTTCTATTTCCCACTTTGGGAAATATATCATAATAATAAGCCCACACATTTAAATGTAAACCCTTATCGGCCCCTCAGATAAACATTGACCACACAAGCTTGGTACTCTCACCGACAAATTGCCCTGCCAATCCTTACGATGTTTTAGGGATATAAAAATAGAAAAACCAAGCGGTTAAGCTTGGTTTGTGTTTCGTAGTCTTCACTTTCTCTACATACATAATGCGCACTAGGAACA